CCATTTCAATGACATACTTGTTATCTTTGACTTGTTTGATGTTGTATGGAGGATAGCCAGGAATTGTTTTGGCCATGTTGGAGTGAACTTTCTCTAATTGACTTAATACATCATCAAAGCCGATTGTGAAAGGGTCCAAAGTTTTGTGAAGTGAGTCCCATTTAGGAAATAGGGATATTGTGCTCATAGATTTCTCCTTAATTAAGCGAGTTATAAAAATGTGACCCCGAAGGCATCACACTATTATTTATATCAGTTTTAATAAACGCCTGGTTTTTTACCAATATTGTATTTTGGTACTAATTCCCAATCGTCTTTTTCTTTATGTGATAGTATTTTGATTTGAGAAAGGAAGATTGGAGGTGGTACTTCAATCTGTTCTTTTCTTACCACCGTTACTAGTCCCCAATCAGATAGAAGCTTTACAATAGCATTCCTACGAGATAAATCATTCTCTGATATGTCTGTTGGTTTACCATCTAATGCAAACAACTCTTTAAAATGTACTAGGTAGTATTGGCCTCTTTTGTGTAGTATGTGGCAAGATTGGTATAATGTCTGGTCTTTTTTAGAAGCTACACCAATTCTTGTTAATGTTTCTCTGACTTTGAGGAAATCATCATTTTGATTCAAAGTCACTTCAACCAAGTCTGTAATATTAATCATTACTTGTTCACTCCGCCTTTATCTGTTTTTCTTTTTATTTCAGCGATTTGTTCATCAGTAAGAATACGCAGAGCCTCTTTGGCTTTTTCATTAGAATAACCAAAATAAGTCTTAACACATTCTATGTTCTTATCGGTCTCTGATTTCTGCCACGGTTGGAATTTCCGTTTCATTGACCTTATGGTATTTAGAAGGTACTGATATTGAAGGTCTTTATCCATTTCTGGATAAAGATTCATTTCATTAACATACAGAACACAGTCTATGTGGTAAGACAAAGAACGATTGACCAAGAAAGGTGCATAGTCTTTATAGTCTAATTCGTCTTGGAATGGTGACTTCTTGGTTTGAAGTATTGAGGGTATAATCTCTTTGAATAGGTCAGGCATTATATACTCCACTTTTTAATATTATTAATAAAAGGTAATATCAATAATTCTTCTGGAGTTCCAACAAACATATAATCATCATTACTTAATTTATTTCCACCTTGTTGAAAATAAAATATACCTGGCCCGTTTTTGACATAATTGTTGAAGTCTAAACTATTCCACCAAATAAAAAGGCATTTGTTGGGGTCTCTATTAATACCAAAAAATATAACTCTATCATTATCTTTTTCTACCGATAAATGATTTATATAATATGTATTATCTTTTTTGTTATTATTTCCACCTAAACTAAATTTTATTTCGGTTTTATGACCATCAATTATACGGTCGTGGCCAGGATTACTTTTTTTCTTTATTAAAGATCCATTTTGTTCCATATATTTCTGAACAAATTTCTCACCAAAACTTCCTTTAGAAGCATTATGTAAGAATGTATATCCTTCAAAAGATGTGCCTTTCCAAGGATCATTAGTTTTTATTTTAATAAAATTAGAAAGTTCACCGTCTGCAAAAATAGTATCAAACATTATTTGAACTCACAATCTACCATAATCTCTGTCAAACAGGCAATCAAATTAATTTCAGAATCAGCCACGAAAGCTGCCTGATATTGATATTTGGCAAGAATTAAAACTAGTTGTGGAACAGATTGTGGTTTGAGGTTTTCATAAAGACCATCATACAATTTACGGAAGATTCTAGATGGGTCGTTATCAAGATTGTTAGTAACCCATTTACGAGCATCAGAAAAGTTTTTGTCTTTTAACGCTTTAAGTAAATCAGCAAGTTGTATGTCACTAACAGTAGCAAGGATACCTTTATCAATACTACCTCCCACCGCATACCTTTGAAGTTCATTAAGTATCCTACGATTATCTGGAAAGTGTTTGGTGATGACTGCGGCCACGACTTCTTTATCATATGTAACCTTTTCTTGTTCTAAAATCCATTCAACACGTTTAAAAAATGATGCTGCCATTTTGGCCTTTTGGCCATTAATTCGGAAGTCAATTACGGTACAACGGGAATGTATTGGGTCAATGATTCTATTTTTAAAATTACAAGTAAATATAAAAGAACAATTACTTGCAAATTCTTCAATAGATGCACGGAGAATTGCTTGTGCATTTGGTGTAAGATAATCTGCTTCATCTAATATGATGACCTTACGACCACCCATTAAACTTACCGATGAGGCATAGTTTTTGATTTTAACACGAATTGTATCAACGCCATTTTCATCTGAACCATTGATAACAATATAATCACAATCTATCTGTTCACATAAAGCTTTGGCGATAGTTGTTTTACCAACACCGGCAGAACCAGATAATAATAGATTGGGTATTTCTTTTTTGTTTACATACTCCTGAAAAGTGGTTTTAATTGCATCCGGTAAGATACAATCTTCCACTTTAGCTGGGCGATACTTTTCTACCCACAATAAATGTTCCATTCAAAACTCCCATAATATAATACAACTCAAAATTAATACATTTCACCTTGCAATCTACCAACAACCTCAACTTGAGATTCTTCTACAGCTAATGTTCCATTGGTGAAACGGATAATAGTTTTTCCTAATTCTTCACCATTAGTTCCAGTATAAACAGCCATAACATAGGTTGGATTGATTGCAGTTGGATTTTTTGATACAGCATCCGTAAAGTATATAAACAAATTAAACTCCAAACTTTGAATATTTAGATTCAGTTGCAACAAAATACTGAATGTCTACATTGTTGTTTGTGAATGATGATAACCCTTTACCTGAGATTTGAACATCATAAGTACCAGTAATCATTTTAAGATTCTCTGTTAAGAAAACCATTTTAAATTTATTACCATTTCCATCGGATACTTCAATAGAATTGGTATGTGCGGCATCATCAGTAGCATTGTATGCGGTCAAGAAAATCTTATCACCATCAGATTCTACGGCAATATTAGGTGATTGCAAAGCAGCTGCAGATTTCAAAATAGAACCCATATCTTCTTCTGTAAGAGTAAATGAAACATCAACAGAAGGAAGTGTTAGTGTCTTTTCTGGAGGTGTTACAATCATTTCTTTGGCAGTCTTACGATACTTGGTACTAGAACGACCAGATTTGAAAATTACATTAGAATCGTCAAAAGTTAATTCAGAGTCTTTGTGTAAAGAGTGAACTAATAGAAATTGATTCAAATCATACACACAAAAATCTTGTGGAAAATCATCTTTCAATGTGGCTTTGGCAAGAACTGTTTTGCCAGATGACATGGTACGAATTATATTACCTTGTTTAAATTCAATACCTGAATTGATACTTGCAAAGTTTTTTAATACTGATAGTGTTTCGGTTGATAACTTCATTTATTTCTCCATTATATAAGAACATTTTTAGTATACTCTTGTTTGAGGTCAATGTCAATGGTTTCTTTGGAATACTTGACATCATGCTCATACAAAAACATTAAACAACACATGGCGTGTGCTAAGTGGTGTATTCCAGATTCGGTGTCAATTTGTTCACCTTGTTTCCAAGCCCATACATGACGTTGTAAAGCATCAAAATATCTACGCTTAGAATCTGGTACTACCTGCCAATTGTCTCTTTCATACTTCTGAGCACCAAAAGTTAATACTTTAACAGTTTCTTCTAGTGCAAGTGGCGGTAACAAACCATATTCTAATTTGCCACCATCAAATTTACGACCTTTTGTTGCTTCGTTATACTCTTTCATTTCTTTAGACATAGGTACCGTAAATGTGTTACCTAGTTTATCGCCTGTAGAGTAGTTTGCTTCTGCCATTACATTTCTCCAACATAATTAGCAACAGCTGGCATATCTCCTTGGAAATGATAAGTACCAATATGAGATGTTTTCATCCATGGACAGAGATGAATTTCTCCACCAATCTTACGCCACATTTGACAGAACATATAATCTTCTGACAGGTAACGGTCGGAACCACCTCCAACGATGGAATCTTTTGTATCAATGACTGTATCAAAGAAAGCATGGATGTATCGTGAACCATCGAAGTTTGCTTGTCCTACATGGTCTGGCTTATAACGAATTGTAGGATATGCTTCTGCCATCTTAGCAAACACATCACGTTTAATCATCATAAAACCGGTACCAATTTCTAATACTTCAAGTGGTTGTGATACAGAAAACTTTGAGGTGCCTTTAACTGGATTAAACACATAATCACCAGTAAGTTTTTCTAATACACTTGGATCAATATCTGGATTCTTTTCCATCGCTGTTTTGATAGACTTCCATTTGATTGCTTTTTTAGGATAAGGACCACCAGATACGTCTTTGTCTAATGCCAACAAAGCAATTACATCTTGTGGATTAAAGTGAATATCTGAATCCAAAAATAACATATGTGTGCTAGTTGAACGATGAATAAACTCATCTGCCAAATAGTTTCTTGCTCTTGTTATTAAAGATTCGTTGAAAAGAAATGAAAATTTAATTCCAACACCGTATTGTAAACATAGACCCTGTAAATCTAAACAAGCCTTCATGTATAATCCATGATTCATGCCACCATACATTGGTGTAGCAACAAACAGGGTTTTTGTTTGTAGCTCTTCTTTTTTAATTGAAATTTCCATTTGTTCTCCAGAAAATAAAAAAAGGGACTCCACTTTCGTGGAATCCCTAAACAACTAACCTAAATTAGGCTGTAAGTGAGTAACCGGCACTTAACGCAGCCTTAACCATTGCCTTGGTTGGTGTACCAAGACGATAGAAAGAAATCTTGCGACCATCTTCTAACTTGCGAGTGTTAGTGTAAATTACATGACCTTCTTGACGTAGTTCGTCAATACGGGCTGCAACATTAGTGATACCAAAACGGCGTTGTGCTTGTTTGGTTGTGAATGTGTTGTAACCATCTTGCTTCTTCAAAGTGGCCAACATCTTTTGCTTAGCAGAAATATTCTTGCTCATAGTAAAACTCCTAATAATAAAGTTAATAACAAAATTTCCCGTCAACTTATTCAACGAGTAAACACATCATATCATATATGTAGTGCTTATGTCAAGCATATTTGCGGTATACTTGATTATCTGCCAACTTGTGGCAGATATTTTGCCTTGGTTTCTTCCCAAGACAGGTAGATAAGGTCATCATAGAATAAAGAATCATAAGATACGGTATTCTTTTTCTGTAATTGCCTAATTCTACCTTTAGCATATTTGGTTTTCCAAATATTAGCTAATGTTTCTTCACTGGTATCAAAAGACTTTATCAATGATTCGTCCGTAATTTCCTTACGGAGAAATTCGTTTGTATTATTATAAAGTGGAGAAAAATAAATTCCACGTTGGTGTTCGGTACGAATTTTATCTTTTGGTATATTAAGTTTAGAATAGGCAAAGTTTAATGACCTATTTTTATGGTCACGCTTCAATGGAAGACCTTGTTGATTTTTGGCATCCCACCACTCAAAGTATTTTCTTGGATGTTTCTCTTTAATCCAATCAAATACTAATTTTTTGGTGGCTCTAGATGGTTCAAAGGCAACTGAACCTGATGAAAAACCCATAGGTTTCCAATGTTCTAGTCCATCATATTGTGATAGTCCACCAGCTTTAGTTTTACCATATAATGATGTTGTGGTAACTCCAACCAAGGTATCACCATACTGGCGTTTCCAATCTGCCTGAACCGTATCAGATAAACACATCAATGCAAGTAATTTACCTCCCATGTAGTTAAACCCTAAAGGTTGCAAAGGAACGATGGTGGAACCAATGGCCGTATGATTAATCATGTGTTGCTGTGTCTTAACATCTCTCGACCATCCAATGGCGTTATCTCTTGGAGTAAGGTCTAGAAAGTCTGAACTGATACAGATAACACCAAGATACTTGCCAGTTACCTCATCAGTAAGAATGTAAAATAGGTTACGACCAATATTACTATTGTTCTTCATCGTGGAAGAAAAGGTACGAACGGCATTCCATGTTTCAGCATCAGGTCCATTTGAAAGAACCATTTTAGGTTTCAAATTCTCATAGTCATCAGGTGACTGTGGTACCCAAAAATTAGACTTAACTTTATTTACAAGTTTCTTTTGGTCTGGATCAACCATCTGTGTTTCTGTACCAAATAATGTAGAGGCTTCATAAACAGGATATCTTTCTTTCACTTCACACCACTTTTGGTATAAAGTATATTCACGAACATCCATTTGAGAAGCATAGGTTAAATCTTCAATGAGAACCTTCTTCATCAGTTCTTCATCAATATGTTCAAACGAACTAACAGGATTTTTCTCCTGCCATTCACTCCATTGTTTTTCTACAAACTCAATTGGCGTTGCCATATGCTTCCATTTTCTTCATATTTTTATCCATCTTTTTGATAAGATGATTAATTTTATTTCGTTTCTTTAATGCCATTTGTAATGCTAATGGTTTAGAGAGACTAGTATACACTATTCCATTCATGTGGTCAAGCTCATGTTGAAAACAACGAGAAGATATACCACTAAATTGTGTCTTTTTGGTATTACCTTCAAAATCTTGGTACTCAACTTCAATGTATGATGGCCTTGTAATCTTTAATAGTAACATAGGAAAAGATAAACATCCTTCTTCCATGTGGACTTCTCCAGTACGATTAATGATTTTAGGATTAAAAAATGCCACATAATCATTATCGGCACCCATCACAAATACACGATACCTAAATCCACATTGATTGGCAGATAAACCATAACCTTTATGTTTCTTACAAGTTTCAACCAACGATGATGCAAACTCAGCTGGATTAACAGGTGGGTTGGTAAAATCAAATTCAGGCATTACTTCTTTAAGAATTGAATGTGTTTCAGGCACCAAATCAAATAAAGGAATAGAATATGTTTTTGCATAACTATCACCTTTTAATGTATCTTCTGTATTAAAAACTATTGTATCGCTCATTTTGCAATCCTACTAAAATTGTTATGCTTCTCAAATTTAATTACCGACCTAAACTTATCAAACAGTTGGTCGCCTTTGTGTGAAATAACGAACACATTGGTATCTGTTCCCATTTCATGTATCAACTTCAAAAATTCTTCTGTACCAACGCCATCTAAAGATGAATCAAACACTTCATCTAATATCAACAAGTTGGTGTTTGTTGAATTTTTTAATTTGGCAATCTGACGCCATGTAAACAATAGAGCCAAGTCAATACGCATTTTCTCACCTTCAGAAAAATTGGCATATGAAAACTCATCACGGTGTCGGCTCTTAATGGTTTCTTCAAACTGTTCATTGATATTAAAGTTTACAAAGAAGTCCATTGCAGTCAAATACTTGTTAATTAATTTATTCATAACAGGTAAGTATTGACGAATAATTTTAGTCTTAATACCAGTATCTTTTAATAAGTTACCAGCAAATTCCAAATACTGTTTGTCTGTTGCCAATTCTTCTTGTTTCTTAATTAATGATGCCAACTGTTCTTTTAATTCTTTCAACTTGGCATTTTCATCTTCAAGATTATCTTTACGGTTCTTCAACTCATCAATTTCTTTTTTGGTTTTATCCATATACTTACTGATAGCTTCAGATGTGGAATTTAATTTAACCAATTCATTATTATGTTCTTGGATGTGTTTACTTATTTTTTGGATTTCTTGGATGCGTTCATTTGTTTTTTGGATTTTACTTTCGATATCTTTGATTCCAGTTTCAATTTCTCCTTTTGTTTGATTGATTCCACTAAGCTGGCTATGTCTGAAGGTTTCAGCAATACCTTGTTTGCAGGTTGGACAGTCGTGGTTTTCTTCATAGAATTTATTCTCTTTATCTAATTTCTTTAATCTGGATTCTAATTTAGATTCTATCTGTAATAATTTATTACTCTTTTTTTCTATATCAAGCTTGTCTGAAATTTTAGATTGAAGTGATATCATGTGTTTTAATATAAGACTGGTATCAGAACTAATCTTTGTAATCTGTCCAGCAGAATCGGTAAATTCTTTCATCTTCTTAACAATTTCAGCATCATTGTGTTTCTTGTGTTCTTCAATACTTTGTTTTTGGAAATTAATCTTTTCAGATGTTAAATCCATTTCATATTTGTTCTTTGTGGAAGTATCTTTGATAACGGACATCTTCTCTTTAACAACACCATTCATAGAGGAGAAAATTTGAATGTCTAATAAGTCCTCAATGATAGCTCTTCGGTCACCAGGTGATAACTGCATGAACGGAACAAAAGAAGCGGAACCTAAAATAACCACTTGTGTAAATGATTTAAAGTTTAATTTAAGAATAAACTTTTCTAAATGTTCTTGGTAATCTTTGGCCTTGGCATCTTGGTCAACCATAATACCATTACAATACACTTCAAA